GTTTCAACGGGCTCGTCAAAACCACGCATGGTTTCAACGGGCTCGTCAAAACCACGCATGGGTTCAACGGGCTCGTCAAGACCACGCATGGTTTCAACGAGCTCGTCAAAACCACGGACAAGAGCCTCCTTAATTTGTTGAGTTTCAGACTTTGTATTGTCCTGAAACTCAACTTCTTCGTCCAATTTCTGGTCCATTCTCTCAAGGGTTTTGTCTTGAGCTTTCAGTCTTTCCTGAGTCTCTGAATGCTCTCGGCGTCTAACCCGCTCGTGGAGCTCTTGGACGTTGTTTGGTTGCGGGAGACCGTGTTGGCGCATTGTTTTGTTTCTCTTGCTCTCGTTTCTTGTATTCTTTCGTGATCAGGGCAACGAAAATGTCTTTTTCAAATGGCAACATTTCGTTGACCTCCTGCATAGTATAGCCCTCCTTCTTCAACTCACGAATCGTTTTGTAATGGTTCATCAGGTTGTCATGAAGGAGGATCAACCGAAAAAATTCTGCAGCCCTGTAATCTCCTTGACCTGATCCTTACCGCATTGTTCGCAGTTATACTTGACATCGACCTTGATGTAAGGCATGGTATTGAAGAATCGCACAATCTCGTCGCGCTGCAAACGGCTCAATCCCTCAATCCAGTCAAGTAGTTCTTTCTCCTCGACCTGAGAGGTTGGGTAGACATCTTCCTCATCAAAAATAGATTCAATGCACGTTGCCATTGCCTTGTATGCTTCTCGCGGGTCAATGTTGTTTTCGTCAAGATTTGCACTTGACAATTCCTCGGACAGTTTCAACGTCGGATACGCCATTTGAACGCCCACGCGGTCATCAAGCATGATTGTCTTAGTGTGGTTCTCGTTTCGTACAACTTCCACCTCCTCAAGGTTAACCATTGCAGGAGATTCACTATCACACTCTGGACACTTGATTTGAAGCTGAACCGTCTCGCCTACGCTCTTGCTACGGATGAGAATGAACAGATATTCAACGTCAAAAGACGTGAGTTTATCTGCGTCTACTTGTCCTTCCGTGCAATTCTCAATGACTTGTTTGACTGCGTGAATTGCACGCTGATTGTCTGCTTCCTGTTTTGCTAGCAGGAGTAGGTTTTCCTCCTTCACAGTAAACGGACGGAAGTGAATCTTCTCTTCGCTGCTCGGAAGAGTAACTGGATAGGTGCTGTGTTGTACCTTAGGTAGTGCCATGGTAATTATACCTCCTTTTGGTTATAGTAGACCGCTGAATCCGCCTGTGAAGTCGTCCTCGCGGGGTTCATCTTCTTTGTCTCTTTGTTTTGCCCAAATCGCACGATCAAAATAGAACGTGACGCTCATGTTCATAACTTCACTTCTGCTTGAATATGAGAGATCCATTTCGTTAATGGTTGCTGGCCATGCGTTTTCCAAAATCACTTCATGAGCAACCTCTTCTTCAACCTCTCCAAGAAGACTCGTTGACGTGGTTGCAGAATCATTTGAGAAAACTTTAACGTGAATGTCTTTCACGTAATTGTCAAAATACTCAATAGCGTGTTTCTTGTGGTTGATGATTTTCTCGTGCCACTCCAACAATATGGCGCGCTCGAACGCATCACGGGAAACGTAGAATGTGAATGATGATTCATTCGCGTATGCGCGAGCAACCGGGTGTCTGCGCACGCGCCCGTCAATCTTTTGCGTGTCACTGACAGTGAATGTCTCCATTGGTAGTTGAGCAGTATGACAATTTAGTCTCATTGACTGAAACTTGCCAATGCTCATCCCCGGAATGGATGAAATTGCATCTTGTAAGAAACTGGACGCTGCACTCAACGGAGAACTTGATTTAGGAGTCGGGCGAACCTTTTTCTCATCAAAATCAATACTTTCAAGGTTTAGGTCAATAACAAATTGAGTCGGGCGCATATAACCGCCGCCCTCGTCCATGGCACGCATGAACTTGTGAATCGGGCTCTGGCGCGTGTCAAGCGTACCAAGTGGAGTATCAACGCGCAGACCATCTCTGGCGACCTGTCCGCTACCAAATGATCCGAATTGACTGCTGATGTTGCCTGTGCGTACGGCATCTAGTAGATCACTCATCCTACACTCTCCGCCCAAACGGTTGTCTTATTTGCACCACGGAAGTTGGCAATGTCAATGGCAGCGGCAATGTGCCATTCATCACCGTGAATCTCAACAAAGGGAGAACGGACACGGTCACCCCGGTAACGCTTCACTGCCGGCTCAATGTAGCGGCTACGCGCTGCACGGGTGAGAGTTTGCCAGCTGAGACGCTGGAAACGGGCATCTTCGTCAAATGTACCGCCACGGACAAGACTTCTCAGCTCATGGAACAGTTCAAAGCGCAGCGCAGGCGGTAGATAGTGGACGTTAATTCCCATGAACCCGCGCGGCACCTGATTGAACGGCAGAAACAACGGGAAACGGTCATAGTAAGGCAAGTCTGCTTTATGCAGCGCATCATAAGTCATGAAGTACATCTGTCCGATTCGCAATTTTCTTTTGTGCCTATCTCCCAGGTCACGAACACTTGGGCGCTTGCGCTCTTGTGGCGTTGATGCAGCCCGAATCTGCTTACGGAACCAGTTCAATTCATACTTCCGGCGATTCGGATCGCCCATATGATCGCTAACTCTTTGGAAGAAGTCATCGTGTTGTGGCATACTTTAGAATCCTATGTTCTCCTCGGTGAGAATCTTAAACTCCCATCCTCTCTCTTCACAGTATTTAATGGCGGCATTCCACTTTGCCTCGTTGATGCCCCAGGTTTGCACCTCTTTCAAATACTGCTTTGTCTTGCGTTTTGGTTTCTTGGGAGGTCGTGTTTGCTTCTCTGGTTTGACTTCCCAGATGTATGTTTTACGCTCGCCGTGTTTGTTTACTAGCACGACGTAGAAGTCGGGAAAATACCTGTGATACTTGCTGTCTACTGGAGACAGGTATGGTATTTTGATCTCTTCGCTGGACCATTCAATAACCGCCGGATGATTGTCCAGCCATATCATGCACTTCTTTTCCCATGAAGAACGGTAGGTTATGTCGCCCCTATTACCGTTATACTTCTCGGGGTTCTTCAGTCGATATCTTCCCTGTGCTGTAAATGATTTTCTTGCCATAGCTACTAAATACAATTGAATTTCAGTTATTTAGAGGCACAAATGGCGAAAGATATACTCAAATACCCTCTTGGAATTGATGATGACCCGTTTCAGAACAGCATCATGTTCTTCATCAACGAGGCAGAGACGGCAGTTGAAGAGCAGGACGCTGACACTTCCGGGGTAACACTGTCCGACTTAGATGATGAAGGAATGTCATTTCCGGGAGTAGATCCTGACATCGAGATTTTTGACGCCGCGGCTGCCTCATTTGAGCGGTTCGACAAGATTAACGTGAACAAGAAAGCGATTCAGCTATACATTCCGAATGGCATTCAATATACCAGCGGTTTCGGTTGGAACAGAACAGAGCTGGGCGGTCTCGGTTCCATTGCATTGCTAGCAGGTGAAATGACAGGCGATGCCGCAGGTGAGGACTTGGAATCTTCACTAGAAATGCTTGGTAGCGAGGATATGTCCCGTCGTGTTCGCCAGGAGATTATTGACGGCTTGGTTGAGGTTGCAGGTGGTGTTGGTAATATGCTCGGAGTTTCCGGCGGACAGGATGCTGCGGAGCGTTATTCCAGACGCACAATGAACGATAACCAAGAGGTCCTGTTCAAAAACGTCAACGGACGTGAATTCTCATTCAATTTCCACTTCCTCCCTCGCAATGAAGAAGAGGCAAAATCAGCTCTCGAAATCATTGACATGTTCAGAATCTATTCTCACCCTAAAATCAGTGAAATGACAGAGGAAGAAGCGGATGAACTCGCTGAAACCGAAGGCGTAGATGTAGAGCCAGAAGAAATTCTAGAGGCGTCTGCTGATACCTATGCGCGCTGGCTACAGTATCCTGCACAGTTTCAGCCCGTCATAATGTACAAAGATGGCGATGGAACGTGGAGAGAGAACCGCACTATGCCTCGAATTGGACAGTGCGCAGTTACTTCCACGTCTATTGAATATGGACCGACTGAGTTCTCTACATTCAGAGAGACAATTAGTGGACGCGGTCGTTTGCCAACAGAAATCAAGTTCAGCGTCTCATTGATGGAGCTTCAGGTCCTCAACCGCACCCGAATTACGGAAGGAGGGTACTAATATCAATGGGTTACCTACGCAGACTACCTACTCGCAAATATCCAAACCCGCGCAGACCGGCAGAAACAATCGAGATGCGTGACGTGACATTTGCCATCAATATCCTTCACAGAAACATGAAGGAGGAATACCTGCGAACATACGAATTGTCGGACGGCGAGCGTCCAGAAATTGCATCCTACCGTTTGTATGGTGACCCGGATCATTACTGGATTCTACTACTTCTGAATGATGCGGTGGATCCAATGTTCGACTGGTATTTGAGTGAGGAACAGGTGAAGCGCCTTACATTTGACAGATATGGTTCGCTAACGGACGTTCACCATTACGAGGACAACGAGGGTAACTGGGTTGATCCGGAAGAGCACGTTGGATCCCCTGTCGTTGTCCGCAATATCGACTTTGAAATGGAAGAGAACGAGAAAAAGAAGCGAATCAAAGCAATTAAACCCAAGTACATTCAAAAAATCATCAGTCAGCTCGAATCCGCTGTAGAGGCAACAGATGAGTGATAAGCAGCGACTCGTCGGCGATTACGAGATACAAAACCTCTTTTTGCTTCCGTGGAATCCCGACGGTCGTGAAGAGCATATTGACTTGGGGAACGCGATCTCGGAGCTGAACCTGTTTGAAAGCGTGTTTGAGAAAGCTCTAACGGGCGATGTTATTGTTCGTGATGCGTTTGGTTTACCTGACATGCTCGCACACCGCAACGTCTTCCTCTTTTTGCAGATTTCACGCCCAGGAGCAGATAGCGCGGACATTCGCCACCTGTTCTACATTCACAACGTCAAAGAATACGAAACGGGGACGCGCCAACAGAGACTTGCGAAACTAGAGTTCGTTTCATTTGAATACATTAAGAACCTGAAAAGCCGCGTCACTCGCTCGTTTGCAAACAATAGCATGTCGGGTGATGACTGGTCAATCCCTGACATTATTCACACTCTACTAGAGGATGAACCACCACAAGGCGTTGGGATAAACGGACCAGAAAACGAGAATCTTCCGCTGGACGTTGTACCAAAAGAGAAAAAGTTCAACATGCAGAGCTTGCCGGCAAACCGTGTGAATCTGGTTCCAGCGAAATGGCGTCCCTTCCGTTGCATTGACTTTTTGACGCACCGTGCGGTCAGCGACGACAACAGCCCTTCCTATCTGTTCTTTGAACGGACAGATGGGTACATGCTCTTCAACGTCTATGAAGGGTTCATGCAGGCTCACAGGGAACGTGACAAACTGCGCCCCTACCATAACACCACTGCCAACATTTCAGGGAACAACACGGGCGAAGGCGACGAAATCAAATACACTCAGATTCACGATATTGAGCGCAAAAACAACGAGGAAGAAATTGATGACACGCTCCGTGGTTTGCGCGGCTCTAAACTATGTCACCTGGATCTATTGACAAAACAATACAGAGAATATGGCCACGATCCTGCACGCGAAATCATGCGCATGGCGAGGATTGTGGAGCGCCCCGCTCGTTCAAAATGGGAGAGACTGGAGCGCGATGTATTAGATCCCAAGCCGGAAAAGGAGTATGGCGTTTCTCCATATCGCGCACGCCAAGAAGTGACGGGAATGGATACGTGGGAAGCGTACAACCAGAGAACATTTTTCTCTCCTGTCACTCGCAGTCTGCTCGCAAAAGACGAAAAGAAGATTGTGTACAATGGTGAGCAGGAAACGGAACGCTGGTTGCAACTACGCTATCAGTTCTTGGCAGAGCTTGAGCTGTTGGAGTACCAGATCACGGCAGTAGGGCGCACCAACTATCATGCCGGCGATTTCATCCGACTGTATCTACCCAGCACACGACATGCGGACAACAATCCGGAAAAGATCATTGACGAGAAAAGAAGCGGGATCTACATGGTGGTCAACATCAGGCACCAATTCACGCAGCGAGGACATTTCGTTCACATGGACGTTGCACGCGATTCACTCAGCAGTAAGAAACACTTTCCAGTAGGAGGTTCATAATGCCGGGCGATCAATTTGATTTGTTTCCTGACGTGACATGGTGGGTTGGTGTTGTCGAGAATCGCCATGATCCGTTGCGCGCAAACCGCTTCCAAGTTCGGATCTATGCGCTGCACAGTCCCGATCGAAACATTCTTCCCACAGAAGACTTGATGTGGGCGATGGCGCTGTTGCCCACAACCAGCGCAGGCGTGTCAGGGGTGGGTACAACGCCGTCCAAGATCATGCAGGGCTCAACGGTCGTAGGCGTGTTCATTGATGGGAAGCGTGCGCAGCAACCCGTCATCCTCGGAACGCTTGCCAGTGCTCCTGTATGGACGCCTGAGGACAGAAAGCGCATGGTCCAGGAGACTCCGCTCGCAGAACTGCCCAATGCACTGAACGGGGAGATTGAGCAGGACTTTGATGCGCTGCCGGAAGGCTCATTGCGCGATATGTTGTTGAAAAGATTCGAGTTTGAGGGTCCACATATCGTAATCAAGCCAAACTTGGAGTATGAAGACACCATTGATGCTACACTACCCCGCATAAATGGCGCTTCGGAGACGAAAATGAGGGTTTTTCGGCACTGCGCAGCCATTTTTCTGAGTAACATCAACTACTTATGCGTGTCTCCTAGCGGTCGAGTAGGGAAGTATCAGTTCACTCCTAACTTTTTGATTGACAAAGGATTTCTGTCATCCGATGCCATTTTTGACCCGAGCTCTTGGGTTGACCCGGAAGTGCCAAATCTGACCGAGTTCTTGCACTCACGCACGCTACAGGAAGACTTGTTTGTTGATTGGCTGGATGAACTTGACGCGGACAGTTTCCCCGACGCCATGGTAGGTCTTTTGGTTGAGGATGGGTTAAGTAATTGGAGCGATGACGAGATATACGTTGACAGCGAGGGACGAGATACGGCGGACGCATTTATGAAAGGATTGCTCGCTGAACATTTAGCTGAGGAATACGATGGAGAATAGAGAAGTAGAATCCGGTTTTAGAGATCCCGAGGACAAATGGCCAGACAACGGCTATTTGTTCCGCATGAGCCATGATGTTTCTCAGGAAGCGCAAGCGAGAAACGTCCTCAGTTCAACTTGGATTGACCAGCGTCTTGCTCGCCTGGATCGCGGGATTCCAATTGGATATGCTGGCGCAAAGGACTACAACTTTGATGATGAGGAGAATGAGGAGCCGACCTACAACTATTCATTCTGGGGAGAGCCCACTCCAGCGTATAATGCCGAGTATCCATATAACGAGGTGCATAGAAGCGAAAGTGGACACGTCCACGAAATAGACGACACTCCTGGTCATGAACGCTTGAATCGCCAACACAGAACTGGAACCTACGAGGAGATTGACGCGAATGGTTCCAGAGCCACAAAAATCGTTGGCAGCAACTATGAAATTGTCTGCGGCGATGAATTCGTGTATGTGAAAGGAAGAACGAGCGTTACTGTTGATGGGTCTCACCATTTGCTAGTTCTTGGGGATTGCTTCCGAGAAGTAGTTGGTAATGAAACCGTCATGGTTCGGGGAGACAAAACGGAACGAATCGGCGGCAATTTGCACCAAGAGATTGGCGGCAACTCCTTTGTAAGCACCAAGGGAGATCAAAGACATAGAACAGAGGGCAACGAGACAAACGAAACGCTCGGATTCAAATATCATTGGAATCAAGGGAATACATACTATGGAACAGGCGGAGAAAGAACAGACGTTGTTTCCGCTGATTGGAATATTGCAACTTCATCCGATTTCACCATTGGCGCAGAAGGCATGATGCACCTAGGCGCAGAAGCCAATATGGAGATTCAGGCAGGTGATGATATTGATATTGATGGTAGCATGGTCTTCCTAATGACCAATGGTCCAGGGGTTGACATTATTGACGTGGATGATGAACTGGAACGAACAGAACCAGATGATGACGAACCATTCACAAAGCCGGTTCCGAGCGCAGTTGAAGATAAACCACAGCGCGCAGGTCATGCGTGGTCCAAGACGGGCATTTTAGATTTCGTGCGCAATATGTTCGGGGACTGAAATGGAATACGCAAAAACACCATTCGAGTATATGGACCACTACAAAGCGCATCAGGAAGTTCAGGACTGGGATGACATCAGTGATGAAACTCCCGATGTACATGAACCTGACGCTCCAGATTTCAGCTAAATAGAAGACAATGGCAGGCAGCAAATCACTCAAAAAATACAAAGACATCGATCTCACGTTCCGCGTACACCCAATGACAAATGAGTTGAGTACGCTGAAGGACGGGAGAGCGATTAACCAGTCTTTGAAAAATATCCTCCAGCTCTTGAAAAAGGATCGTCCTTTTGAGCCGCAGAGGACACCCAACATTCGCAACCTACTCTTTGAACCCGTCGCGGGCGGTGAGGCTGCAACACTGCGCCAGCGGATCAAGATGGCGATTACACAAATGGAGCCGCGAGTCAAAATCATGGCTCTTGAGGTTATTCCTCAGCCAAACGAGAATCGCTATCAAATCATCCTGCAATACCGCATCCGCGAGACGGGACAGGAAGTGGAATTTCGAGACGTACTAAGAAGAGTCGCGTAAAATGCCAAGATCATTCATCAAGAACGTAGAATTCAAAGAGATTCGCGACGGGCTTCGTCAGTTTCTAGAGGATCCGGAGATCAATCCGGAGTTTACGGATATTGACTTTGAAGGTAGTAATATCAACGTCATCATCAATTTGCTGGCGTATGCTGCCCATCACCATGCCCTATATTCAAATCTTGTCCTAAACGAATCGTTCCTACGCACTGCGCACACGAGAGCATCCGTTGTTTCCCGTGCCAAAGACCTCAACTACACTCCGCGCTCATACACTGCGGCAACGATGATTGTTGACTTGACGCTGCGCGATTTGGAAGGCGATCCAACAAGCCACACGCTAACGCGGGGATCCAAGTTCGTTGCAACAGTAGACGGCGAGGAGATTCCGTTTGTCGTTGCTAAAGATGTTACTGCAACCAACGACGGCGGGGAGTTTCATTTCGAGGATCTGCGCCTTCGTCAAGGTAAAATGCGGACATTCCGATACACGGTTAATTCCGAGAATCGGTTTGATTTGTTTGAGATTCCAGACGAAAAGGCAGACGTTTCTCTCCTGCGCGTGCGCGTGCGTGATAGTGCAGGATCTACAAACGAGCGGACATTCCGACGAGACACGAACATTGTGGACCAGGATCGTCGCAGCCCGGTCTATTATTTGCAAGAGGGACCAAACGGCAAATATCAGATCGAATTCGGGGACAACGTCATCTCTCGTGCCCTCGAAGACGGCAATGTTATCAAGCTGGACTGGGTGAGCACAAAGGGACGTGATGGAAACGGCGCTGCCAGTGTCCGTCCTACATTCAACATCTCCGGCGGCTACGACTACGACATTGAAGTCAAGACTCCTGCATTTGGCGGTGACGGGAAAGAGAACATTGACAGCATCAAGTTCACTGCGCCGAAACACTGGGCAGCGCAGAACAGAATCGTCACCGTTGACGACTACTATGTGGCGCTGAAAGAGAATGTGGGCGATATACGAGACATCAAAGTCTGGGGCGGCGAGGACAACGACCCGCCACAATACGGCAAGGTCTTTATTGTGCTGGAAACGGAAGATCAAATCATCACTCGTGGCGCAGCGCGTGACATTGATGAGCGCATTTTGCGTCCGCGCAGAATGCCCACAGTCATTACAGAGTTTGTCGAGCCCAACTACATTCACCCGAACTTGACGCTTGATGTGATGTACGATGCGACGCTTACAAGCAGAACTCGTGGTTCTATTATCGACTTGATCAAGAAAGAAGCAGAAACGTTCATTGAAGACGAGGGGCGGAAGTTTGGTGCGCGGTTCTTCCTTTCAGAGCTGGAAAACGACATCAAGGCGCTGCTTGACGATGATGACGAGATGGACATGGATCCAGAAGCAACGCTTGGTGGTGTTGTAGGTGGTAGCAGAGGTAACCCGATTCGTAGTGTTACATCTGATCTCACACTGACGATTCAGCGTCAGGTGCCACTAAACCAGTCCATCAATATCGAATTTGACTTTGGTAATGAAATTGAGCCAGAATCCATTACCAGTAACCGATTCACGGCAATTGAGCGTTTCCAAACCCGTGATTCGCAAATCGCAGACAATGGACGCGGCGGCTTGTTCCTTTTTGACCCGAACACAGGTCAGCGTACATCGCAGCGCATTGGCGATGTAAATTATTCAGAAGGCAAAGTCACTATCACTGACCTGAGAATTGAGGAGATTTTCCAGAACCTGGATGGCATTTTCCTAACCGTTGAACCGGAAAACAAACGAGACATCAAAGGCGAGCGAAAGCAAATCTTCCGCCGCGGAGACTACCAGAGAAACGTCCTGGCCAATGTTCCGAATCCGTTGGAAGTTAATCTCTCCATCCTGTAAGGCAACGCTATGGCGAATAAAATACCAAGAAAGAAACTTAACAAGCTGGTCCGGGATTATCTTCCTGAGTTTGTTTCAAACGAGGAGGATTATCAGACCTTTGTTGCCTTTATGGAGGCGTTTTACGAATACATGGAGCAAACACGCGGGCAGACAGGAAGTATCCGTAATCTACGCTCGCTGAATGATATTGACAAGTCTCTCGACGAGTTTGTCAACTATTGGCAGGACACGCTGGCAGAACACTTACCCACTGCTATTTTGAGCGACAAACGGCTGGTGTTGAAGAAAATGCGCGACGTCTACCTTTCTAAGGGTACAGAAGCGTCGTACAAATTGCTATTCCGTATCCTGTTCAATGACGACATTGAAATACGCTATCCAGGTGAGCAGGTCCTTATTGCATCCGGTGGTGATTGGAGAGAATTGATCCGCCTGGATATTGTTGATGCGGACGGGACGCTGTTTGAAACCGAGTTCACGTCTTTTGAAGGCGAAAATAGTGGCGCACGCGGCATCGTTGATCGAATTGAGCGGACAATAGAAGCCGGTGATTTTGTTTGGCGAATCTTCTATTCTGTTGAATCCAAAGAGGGCGACTTTGAGATTGGGGAGCGCGTCACATTCTCCAATGGCAACAGCGGCGAAGTAAGCAACATTGACGATGAGTTGGGCGAATACGCATCCGACCGCAGTTTGCTGAATACGCAGAGTGCTATTATTCACGACGGTTTCTTTTACCAGAAGTATTCCTACGTCATCGAAGCAGGTGAGCCGTCATATGACGAGATTGCAGATGACCCGGAGTTGCTAGCTGCTCTGGGTATTGGCGTGTGGTCATGGAGAAACATAGTGCGCAAGATCTTGCACCCGGCAGGATTGCTCCTGTTCAGTGAATTTGCTATCAACACTCGCCTGGGCACCCGTAGAATCGACTTGGAAACATTTATCCGTCTTGTCATTACCAGTGTCCTTGAAATTGTTGTGGAAGAGGTCAATTGGATCGAGTTGCACATATGGCATTCCGTTGATGACGAATATTCTCTCCGTGATCATCCGAGAATGCAGAATGACTACAGGCGTGCGCTGTCCCCGTCGTTCTTCTTTGGCAATTTAGACATTGATTATCAGCGTACAATTCCTCACCCAGAAGAGCGACGTGCCACGAGAAACAACCTCGTATCGGAGTATCGGTACAAGCCAACAGGCAATAAGGAATTACCCAACGGAATAAAAAAGGAAGATTTCGAGGGCGTTTATTGGGATTCCAACGGCAGCGAAACAAGCATCGAAATGGTTGAGAATCTGCTCGGGGATGGACAAGTCACATTTGACGATTTACTAGATGGGCAACTTGCAAAGAAACGGATGAAATGGACTGGCGACTCATATATCTATAAGCGCACAGTCACATAAATAGACACAAGAAATTCAAGAGGAAATAACCAATGGTAGCCATTGTTCTGGACGATCTGAGAACCGATTTTGCTAAGAACTTCATTGACAAGGTTCAACGGAGTTCTGAGGATGGGGAATCCTACTACCTATTCTTCGCTCGGCACCGTGTATGGGAAGATGACAGTGTTCCTGACCTCCCCGTGGACAACCGTGCCGCGTATCATGCTGTCTTTCCTGAGATTCTTGCTGCAATGCGAATCAGCAGCGAGATGGTTGCGCACGCAATTCCGCGCAATAACTGGGAATCTGGCACCGTTTACGATATTTACAGGCACGACTATGATGCGGATAATCAGACGATTGAAGGCGAGTCCTCATTGTACGATGCCAACTTCTACGTTGTCAACTCCGAGCTGAATGTCTACAAGTGCATTGACAACAACAATGGGGCAGAGTCCACAGTCGAGCCAACAGGCACATCGACCAACATTCAGACACTAGGTGATGAGTACCGTTGGAAGTTCATGTATGGACTCACGTCCTTGCAGGCATTGAACTTCGTTGCGCCAGACTTCCTGATTGTCAAGACTGTTGACGGCGACGACGGCACAGGTCAGCTCGAAGTTCAAGAAGCTGCGGTTGATGGAGCGATTGACCACATTGCCGTTGATTCCCCTGGAAGTGGATATTCTGAGGGCGATACTGTCATTGTAACAGGAACGGGAAGTGGCTGCACGGCAGAAGTCGAATCAGTTGACAGTGAAGGTGGCATCCTCAAGGTCCTCGTTACAGAGAGCGGGGAAGGATACTTCTACGCAGAAGCAGAGGTTGACGAGTCCAGCGAGGGCACAGGTGCAACGCTAACGCCAATCATTCCGCCGCCGGGTGGCCACGGTGCCAACGCAGTGTATGAGCTGGGCGGGCACAATGTCTATATCAACGTCACGGTCACTGGCGCCGAAGGCGATGGAGACTTCCCAATTAACAACGACTTCCGCGTGCTGGGAATTGTCCACAACCTGAAGAACAAAGACGGCGAGATTGCATCCAACGAGACCCTTGATTTCACAAATGCGCTAACACTGTCCGATGTCAGCGGCAACATCTTCGCAGAGGACACATTCGAGGGACAGGACAGCAATGCACAAGGTCGTGTTCTAACATATGAATCCGGTGACCAGGTTCTCCGTTATACGCAAACAGTGGACCAGCGTAAGAACGACTTCCAGGAGGGAGAAATTGTTCAGTTCGACAGTGGTTCCACTGCAACCATTGACAGCATTGAAGAGCGCGACGTGCAAGAATTCAGTGGCTATCCGCTCTACATTGAGAACCGTCGTCCAATTGTCCGTACTTCGGACCAGCAGGAAGACATTAGCATCATCCTAACACTTTAAGGATCAGTTATGACGCGCAGAAATCTATTCATTGCACCATACTTTGACGACTTCGAACAGGAAGGCGGTGCGAAGGAACAAAACTACCACCGCATCCTGTTTCGTCCTGGTTTCGCTGTCCAAGGTCGTGAGCTAACGCAGAGTCAGACGATCCTACAAGATCAGGTGCGCCGTTTTGGTAACAACATCTTCCAAGACGGCTCTCTTGTCACGGGCGGCGGTTTTCACGCCAAAAACAACATTCCGTATGTCAAGGTCGAAGAGACGTTTGACAACAGCAACGAATCTGTCGAATTTGATAGCATTGAAGACGACTTGATTGGGAACACTATCCGCGGTAATACCTCTGGTGTAGAAGCGGAGGTTATTGACCTGTATCAGGATGGTAGTGACAGATTCATTTTTGTCAACTACACCCGTTCCGGTGGTTCGGACGGACAGAACAAAACATTCTTTGATGATGAAGCAGTCCTTGTCGAGGACTTTGCCCAGGACATGCGCACTGTTGACGGCGATGCAACAGGTAAGGGCGTTCGATTCAAAATTGACGAGGGCGTTGTTTACACGCGCGGCTTCTTCGTCAACTTCCCTGAGATGAGTGTTATCGTTTCGCCAGATAATCCAGAAGTTGATGCAGAAGTTGGTTTTGAAGTAGGCGAGGTCTTTGCAACTGCCGAGGAAGATGGTAACTTGCTAGACATCGCCACAGGCTCTCCCAACTTCAACAGCCCAGGCGCGCACCGCCTGCAAATCACAATGGATCTTGTTTCGCGTGATCTGGGAGAAGTTGAAGACGACGAAGACTTCATCCCACTGCTACGATTCGAGGGCGGTGTACCAACTCACAAGCGCGACACACCACAGTACAACGAGATCAGAAAGGAGCGCGCTCGCCAGACATACGACTTGCATGGTCACGTTGCGGTTGAACAGTTTGATGTGACGCTGAAAGAGCATTTGGACACAGGCAACAATGGCGGAGTGTTCGAGGACGGTGATCACGAGAAGCTGGTCGCTCGCGTTTCTCCTGGTCGTGCGTATGTTGCTGGATTCGAAGTACAAAATGACATCACACGCAACGTCGTGTTTGACAAGGCAACAGAGACAGAACAAATTGATGATGCAGCTCTCACGTTCTCTCTGGGGAACTACTTCCGCGTCGAGAATACATCGGGTGCATGGTGCCGTTCCTGCTTGCAAGTAGGGCTCTATGACGCTACACAGGGGCAAAATCTTGATTCCCCGAGCGGCACAAAGATTGGTGAAGCCAAGTTCTACGTCTTGCAGTTTGAGAGTGAAGACGTCTACCGCGTATATCTCTTTGATATACAAATGGAATCTGGCAGCATCCGCGATGTACGCGGTCTGCGTGCAGACGAGGACGGGGATTCTGCGGGTAGTGTTGCTGACATCATCCTAGATGATGGGCAAGCAGAGCTCAAGGACACAAATCTACGTTCTCTCGTCTACCGCCTGCCAGAGAGCAGTGTTGCTAGTCTACGCGATGAGAACGGAGATGTCAATGCCGACTTTGAATACATGGGACGCTTCATCCGTACATTCAGCAATGGTAACGTAAGCGTCATCCTGTCCGAGAGCGGCGAGGAGTTTCCGTTTGGTGTTGGTTCACTTGCAAGCGCAGAAATTAGCACCATCCTCGTATTTGATACAGGGAGCGGCGAGAAGAAAGAGATTAGCAGCGTTGAGCAAACAGATAGTACGACGCTTGAAATCAACTTGGATGATGGCGATTTCTCAGATGAAGCCGCTATTCTGTGCCGCGTCCGTAGAACTAATGCACGCGAGACCCGTAAGGCGATTCGCCCGTCCCGTTATGTGAAGATTAACGCAGAAGCTGGTAAGACCACGTATAACCTTGGTTTCTCTGACGTTTTCAAACTGGAAAAGGTCACAATGTCAACCGAGGACTTTGATCCTGACGGCACTGACGTGACTGATTGGTTCCGTTTGGACAACGGTCAGCGGGATATGTTCTATGATCACGGTAAACTGCGCCTCCGGGATGGTAGGCAGTTGAATGGCGACGAAAAACTACTCGTTCGCCTTGCATACTTTGAACCCGACTTCTCAGAGGGTCTAGGTTACTTCTCCATCAACAGCTATCCTATTGATGACACTACGGATGATCCAAACTCAATCCGTACATGGGACGTTCCTGTTTACCGTAGCCGTGACGGGCAGCGGTTCCGATTGCAAGACAGCGTTGACTTCAGAAACGTCATGCAGAACACTGCTAACGATGCGACAAGCGTTGAAGAAGCAAGCGAGGATCCAGAAGAGGCGAGCGAATTCATTGAACCGCCGGGCGGTATTAGAAATATCGCCCCGCTGCGTTCATTCTCCACTGCGCTGCGTTACTATTTGCCCTACTACGTCACGTTGAGCATTGATAAAGAGGGTGAATTCGAGATCACGCGAAGCAATTCCAGCGAGAATCCAAGCGCACCAAAAGCGCCAAAGCAGAATATGATTCTTGCGACGATTCGCGTGAACCAGTACCCATCCCTGTCACCTCGTTTTGCGAAGAGCATTAACAAGGAAGATCAGGCAGTAGAAAGCAGAGTATTCACTCACAAGATTTTTACTGACAGTGACGTAAATAACATTGAGAAACGCCTGGAGAATCTAGAGCGAGAAGTTTCCCTCAATAGACTTGAACGCGAAGCGGACGTCCGCAGATATACAGATGAGGAGAGTGGAATTGAGCGTTTCAAAAATGGATTCGTGACGGACAATTTCCAGGATCACGATCTTGGTGATTTTGAGGCAGACGGGTACAATGCTGCAATCTCCAGTCGCACGCATACATTGCTGCCGGCGTTTGAAACCGTGTTCATTGACATGGAATTGACTGATGCAGAGAATTCTTCCTAGGGGTAACGAATGACACTAAAAACACTACCATATGAAAGCGTAGCCTACCTCAGTAACGGGAAAGCGACCAAGACTCGCAATCTTGTTAATGACCCGTCTCCTGTGTGGGAAGGCGTTGCAATGCTCTCCCCTGCAAGTGACTTCTGGTTCGATCCAGCAACACGACCGAATCAGAATGTTACTATTGGACCTGTTGCCGAGTTCTGGGAACAGCAAGGCAACATTTCACCATTCGCAGCAGATCGTGACTTTTGGGACTTCATTTCAGGGCGCCCGCGTCCAAGCGGCTGGCGTGACACGGAAGATGATGTAGAGCGTGAGGCTGAGAAGATTGCTAGCGAGGACACTCAGATAGAGCGGATCGTGCGTCCTTTCATGCGCGGGCGCATCATTACAGTCGAACTCAGGCTGATGAAGGCTAACACGCGCCTCTGGGCGTTCTTTGATGAGGAAGACGTCACTGAGCTTTGCCGGGCAGAGAATGAAAGCGGCGAGCTGATCACAGATGACAACGGGGAGTTGACTTTCCGTTTCTTCATACCCAACGGTCGTTTTGAAGTTGGCACAAAGATCCTGGAGGTTGCAGACAGCGAGGAGTTGGATCCGGGCGAAATCACCACGTTCGCCACTGCCACATATTCTGCTAATGGTCTGTCATCCCAGAGGCTAGACGGCGGGATTGAAAGCACACAGCGCCCGCGCGTGCGTCAGCGCAGCAGACGCGAAACGCCAACGTCTCGTAACAGCGATACGGTGAGCAATGGTCTTGCGTACACTTTCTACGTGGACCAGCCGGGTGGCATGTTCCTGTCCAAACTAGGACTGTTCTTCCAGGATGCAGATTTACGCAACATCAACGTCCGCATCTGTACTGTTGAGGACGGACAGCCAACTAACACGATTGTTCCTTACGGTGAGGTAATCCTGACGCCAGGACAAATCAACACCAGCAGCGATGGTACTGAGGAGACGACTGTTGAATTTGATTCTCCCGTCTATCTGCAAGAAGATGAAATGTATGCTGTTATCCTCAACCCAGAGGGGAACAGCGAGAAGTACAAGTATTGGGTCTCCGAACTTGGCGAAGCAGACGTTGTTACCAGCGAGCGCGTGACGGAAGAACTCGCAGCAGGCAGCGTCTATGAGCCCGCGGACAACCGTACATGGACAGAGTTCTACCAAGAAGATTTCAAAATCAACATCTACCGTGCGGAGTTTGACACTAGCGAAGAATTCACGCTCACGTTCAACAACCGAGATGTTGACATACTTGACCTTTCAATCACAACAGCGGATGACATCAACATTGGCGATGAACTTGTAGGCGATACGTGGCTGCGCTTGCAAGAGATTGGTGAAACGTTCACGAAAAGCGTCGGCGATACGATTGAATTTGACAGCGGTATCACTGCAACGATTGTTGAAGTGGACGGTCTTGAAATGTATGTCGAGACCGAAAACATTGACGACATCATTGAGCAAGGTGATACGTTTGATGACAGCGAACACGAATGGACCGTTGCAACAGTAGAACGCGCTCATGGTATTGTGGTGGAGTTCCGTCGTCCGTTGGTTGCTGTTGACTTCAGCCCAGGGAGATTCCTTGAGGGCTCTCGTGTCCGTCAAAAGGACGGGGATATTGACCGCACAATCAACGAGGTCTTTGACATTCCGGCAAACGACATACGCCCGCTGGCGGCAGAGCTGGTGTTTGATGAAACGCGCTTGGAATGGGAAGTTGATTTGTACGACGGTAGCTCTTTCCGTACTATCCCGCTTGACGAAGGTGAGCGCAGAGAGTTCCTCGCACCTCGCGCCATCCTCAGCAAAAGCAATGAACGTAAACAGCTCGGCGGCGATAAGAGCGTTACAATGCGCGCACGCGGGTCAAGCAGCCGTTCAAACTTGAGCCCGGTTGTTGACACTTCCCGCCTGGGCATTCAGACGTACAGCTACGAGGTTGATGATCCCGAGGACAAAGAAGAGGCAATGTCCAAGTATTTCACACGGGACATCTCCCTTGATGAGGATAGCGAGGACTTGCGCGTCGTGTTTGATGGTCGTGTGCCAAGTGGCGCTGCCATTGACGTCTTGTTCAAGGCGCAAAGCAGTTCTGATGAACGACCGTTTGATGATTTGGAATGGCGCCTCATGGACACGATTACATACAATGAAAACGTCTACACTGAATACGACCTTGAAATTCCAAGCGAATACAAGGACGAGAATGGCGTATTGAAATACGAGGCAAATGGCGCAGAGTTCTTTGGATTCAGCCGCTTTGCAGTGAAATTCCGTTTCCGTGCTACAAATACGTCTCGTTACCCAACGGTGAAGAACTTTAGAGCAATCGCGTTGATGGCATGAGTAAGGTAGCAAATCGACCACATTTGGAGAAACGAGGGCGCGTTGTCATTAACAAAGATGAGCAACAGAAGCGCCAGTATCTGGCTAACAAAAAGAGAGCACAGAGATTGAAACAACTCGAGGATGACGTGGAGATGTTAAAAGCCATGGTCCTCGGCGGCGAGCGTAAATAGACAGGACAGAGGAACACCAATAATGATCAACCAGATGCAAAAATCACTTCAAGAGGCAGCAACAAACGTCATCAATCGCCGTTTGAACATTGATGACATACTCTATTTCGTCACTAACATTATGCAGCCCGACCGGTATGCGTATATGCTAGGAACACCGGGTTTTGCACAGGGCTACAATGAGGCGAAGCAAAAGTTCAACCAGGCGGTTGTTGCTTCTACAGAGGTAGGCGCAACGCAGCCGGGGGACAATCAAATCACCCGCATCCGCGATCAGGTTGAAAGCATTGCTGATGCGGACATTGGTCAGGACCGCTACTCCACAATGATGGACTGCTACTGGACCAAGGGCTACGCATACGCCTATCAAGAGTTCACACGATTCTTGGAAGCGGACTTCCAGTTCTCCAATCCAGATCAGGAGCCGACACACGGTCGTACGGTGTAAGCTATGGGTTTTGTTCCTAAACACGAAAGCAATGAGTCGCTCACCCAGCTTCGTTTGCGCTTTAATGAAAGCAACGAGCTGTTGGGCGACATCAATGATTTTGACGGCGTCAACAAAGACACGCTGACTGAAACGATTGTTGAATGG